TTATGTTCCCCCCATGGCAAAAACTCCCGAGAAAAAAGTAAAAGATGCTGTAGTAGCGGTGTTGAAGAAACACAACGTCTACTACTTCTTCCCCACCACTGGTGGGTTTGGTCGCAGCGGCGTACCAGATATTGTTTGCTGCGTACACGGTACCTTCTTGGCTCTTGAATGCAAAGCTGCGTTCAGCAAGACTACCGCTCTTCAAGACCGCGAGATAGAACGCATACGCCTTGCGGGCGGTCTGGCGCTGGTGGTTAACGAACACAGTTTAGATTTAATAGACGCGATGATCCGCCGCTTGAGTTCAGACCGTACCGATAGCTTTAGCCCCAAGGACCGCACATGAACCAAGGCGTAGAAATCCTCCTCAAGCGCATGGGCAGCAACCCAGACGAGTTTCAGGTGTTGGTTGGTCGTAGTACGAAATGGGACTGGTTGGTAGCACCACTAAGCGAGCGCGGCTGGGCTCTGGCTAACCCGGACAAGGCCCGTATCACTGACCGGCTGTCTCTGGCGTACCTATCCGACGAGGAGGTGCTGGCTCTACACAGAAAGCTGCTAAGTGTGCAGGGCGAGAGCTTCACCCAGAAAGTTATTCAGACCGTATTACAAGAGCCGGAACCGATAGCAAAGTGAACATCTTAACCATCGACTTCGAAACCTATTACTCTAAGACCTATTCTCTCGGTAAGATAACTACTGAGGAGTACATCCGTTCGCCTGAGTTTGAGACCATTGGCGTCAGTGTGAAACAGAACGAAGAACCTGCTGTGTGGTTCAGCGGGTCTTGGGCCGACACCAAAGCCTTCCTTAACCGGTTCGACTGGGATAACTCGATAGCGGTAGCCCATAACGCCATGTTCGATATGGCTATCCTTAGCTGGGTGTACGACATCAGACCCAAGCGTATCGCGGACACCCTGAGCATGGCCCGCGCCGTGCATGGGAGTAATGGTAGTGTAAGTTTGGCTTCGTTGGTCAAGCAATACAAGCTGGGTGAGAAGGGCGACGAGGTCGTCAACGCGCTGGGTATGCGTAGGCTGGACTTCGATGCGGCGTCACTGCGTAGGTACGGCGCATACTGCAAGAACGACGCCGAACTTACGTACAAGCTGTTTAACGTGCTGGGCGCGGGTTTCCCGGTGGACGAGTTCAAGCTGATTGATTTAACGGTGAGGATGTTTTCAGAGCCGGTGCTGGAGTTGGCCGGGGTTGAGTTAACCTCCCACCTATATGAAATACAAAAACAGAAAGGGCGGCTTCTCCTATCAGTAGATGCCAACCAAGACGTCCTCATGAGCAACCCCAAGTTTGCTCTTGCCCTACAGAATATGGGCGCGGTCCCGCCTACCAAAATAAGCAAGGCCACGGGCAAGGAGACTTGGGCTTTTGGTAAAACAGACGAAGAGTTCATAGCGCTGTTGGAACACGAAGATGTACTTGTGCAGACGCTGGTGGCGGCGCGGCTAGGTATAAAGAGTACCTTGGAAGAGACAAGGACTGAGCGGTTAATAGGCATAGCCAAGCGGGGCAAGCTGCCCATCCCCCTGCGTTACTACGCAGCGCACACCGGACGGTGGGGAGGCGATGACAAGGTGAACATGCAGAACCTACCGCGTGCGTCAGCGCTTAAGTCTGCGATGCTAGCCCCTGCTGGCTACGTATTATGCGATAGCGATAGTTCGCAGATTGAAGCCAGAACCCTTGCGTGGTTGGCCGAGCAGGACGACTTGGTCGAAGCCTTTGAGAAGGGCGAGGACGTGTACAAGATCATGGCGGGGAAGATATACGGCAGAAAACCGGAAGCCATAACCTCGCAAGAAAGGTTTCTAGGCAAGACGGTTATCTTAGGTTGTGGTTACGGCCTAGGCTGGACCCGGTTCCAAACACATATGAAGAACCAGAAGGTAGTTCTTACAGACGGCGAAGCCCAAGAGATCATCAGCACTTACCGCCGGACTGCCTACAAGATACCGGAACTTTGGAAGCAGGGCGATGATGCAATCAAAGCAATGGTTGCCGATGAGACAGCGCCTTACGGGCGTGACGGAGTTGTGCTTGTGGATGGGTCCAAGGGGATACGACTGCCTAACGGGTTGTACCTCCAGTACCCCAACCTCCGCAAAGAGAAGAATGAAGAAGATGGTAAGTTAGAATACGTCTACGACACCAAGCGCGGGAAGAGCGTGGTGACTACGAAGTTGTACGGGGGGAAGCTGACGGAGAACGTGTGTCAGGCGCTGGCGCGTATCGTGATCGGCGAACAGATGCTGCGGATATCCAAGAAGTACCGGGTGGTAATGACGGTGCATGACGCAGTGGGATGCCTTCTACCCAAGCAGGAGGAAGTAACAGGTAAAGAGTTCGTGGAGCTGTGTATGCGTCTCCGCCCGAGTTGGGCACCAGACTTACCTCTTAACTGCGAGGCAGGTACCGGCCTAACTTACGGAGACTGCTGATGGATATCGAAGCTGGATTTAAAGTGTTGGGCACTGTGTGGGCGGTTATTACCGCCTCCGTGGTGCTCGCGTGGGTAACCATTGTAGGGATAGCAGCTTTGGGTAACCTTTGGGGAACCGTAGTTGTTATCGTGGTTGGGTCTATGTTTGCGTTCTTGATTGGGGCGTACCTGTAAAAAACGCGCGCGGGCGAACAACCGGGCTGTTAATAGATAAGGTGAAAATGTGAGCGAAGAAAAAAAGAACCCATCCGTTATGATTGCTACTCCCATGTACGGGGGTATGTGTACGGGCCACTACGTAGAGGGCCTTCTGAAGACAACGGCCAAGATGCGAGCCGCTAATATCCCCGTCTTCTGGGCACAGATTATGAACGAAAGTCTTATACCAAGGGCACGTAATGAGCTGGCGAGAGTTTTCCTTGAAGGAAACTGCGATTATTTCATGTTTATCGACGCAGATATCGGCTTCGGCGGTGATGATGTTATGCGTCTGCTGGCTGCTGACAAAGATGTGGTCTGCGGTCTGTACCCCAAGAAAGAAGTGAATTGGGATCAGGTCCGTAAAGCGGCGAAGGAAGGCAAAGAGGACCTACAGGACTACGGAGGTAGTTTTGTAGTGAACTTTATTGGTTCCCAAGATGCCGAGACCGACGCAGACGGCGTGGTCGAGGTGAGACACGGTGGCACTGGGTTCATGCTTATAAAACGGGGTGTGTTCGAGGCCCTTAAGGAACACGTCCCTACCTACCGCGTGTCCTCCCATAAGGACGCTGAGAATAACTATGTCAAACCATTGACACATGAGTTCTTTGCCACCAGTATAGACGGCTCCGGAGCGCTGCTGTCGGAGGACTACCACTTCTGCGAACTGGTTCGTAAGCACGGCGGGAACATATACGCCCACCCGTTCATCAAGCTGGCCCACGTTGGTACTTACGTCTTCGGCGGCGATATTTTGAAGTCAGGCGGCAAACTTATAGAGGTGGTAAAATGATTAGACCATACGAGAAGGCGTGGACCGCTAAAGACATTTCCTTGCTAGCCAAGAAGTGGGCTGCTGGCTGCACTTCAACAGTCATCGGACGGATACTGGATCGGACCAGATGCTCTATCCTTGGCAAGGTACACAGGTTGAAGCTGCTCAAGCGGGAAATACCGGACGCCCAAAAAACGAGAAGCCCTGCACGGGTACGGGTGAAAAAAGAAACGCAGGGCAAGAAAATTTGGAATGCTTCCGGTTCCGTACCGCCAACACCAGTGGAAAGTACCAACACCCTAAAACCCCTTGTGCCTAGCATGGAGGACCTAAAGAGAAACGACTGCCGGTTTCCCAGCGGGCATTACGGAGAAGCAGGGTTTGGGTTTTGCGGCAGACCTAAGAAAGAAAACTCTTCCTACTGCGAAGCCCACTACAAGATCGCCATGACGCCGCTATCCCCGAGGAAACGCTAACATGAGCCAAGGCGCTAACATGCTTAAGGAAGCGTTTAAGATCGTAGAGGAGCGCGGCAAGACTTACGGCCCAATGAAAGAAAATATGACTAGGACCGCCAAGCTGTGGTCCGTCATGCTGGGGGTTGAAGTTACGGCGGCGCAAGTGGCTACCTGTTTGATCCAGTTGAAGATGGCTAGGCTGGTGGAGACACCGGGACACGTAGATAGCGTGTTGGATGTGGCAGGATACGCTGCGGTACTGCGGGAATGTATGGAGAGTGCTGATGGACATGATTGAACGGGTGGCCGTAGCAATTAACCAAGCGATGCTTTTGCGTGACGACTATGATCCTGATTTTTTAGCCCGCGCCGCCATCGAGGCTATGCGGGAACCTACAAAAAAAATGATCGAGGCGGGTTTTTGGGAAGGGTCCGCCAGCCCGAACATTTATCGCGCCATGATTAACGCAGCGCTGGAGGATTAATGAGCTATCTCCTCACAAACCTACCAGCCCAGCACGTTTGGGTCCGCAAGGAATACCTGCGCGACCTAGAGGACGGGCATGGCGAGTTTGTGAAGGGCATATGGGTCTGCGCCAAGAGCATACCCGGACGGGCTTTGTATTTTGA